GTCATAACCCTAGCGCGACTCGCTCTTGCTTTAGAAGCACCTCCAGTGCTCATCTTAGCAAGTGCGCGTGAAATCTTATTAGCGCTCAATTTCATCTTAATTTGTTTCTTATTATTCTTAGGCATATTTACTCCAACCAACCAACCATATGTAAAGTAGCTTAGGAGTAACGATACGTTCTTCTTTTAACCCGTCTATCTCTAGTCTGAGGTAAATAAACACGATTCAATGGAGGGTAGTCTAAATAGCCCGGTCTATAACCAACGTATTGGGACTCGGTGCTATTCAAGGTTTCACCACTTGAACCACCAACATCAACGTTATCATCAATGTTGATTTCATTTGCCGGTATGATTCTACGATGACCATCAGGTCTTTTAGTATAATCGTACGGATCAGGCGAGAGATCAATAAAACCATCTGTATTAGGCGTCTGTGTATGATTAATATTACGTTTAGACACAGAGACGTATTCATCGATAGGTTCTAGATCAGGCATGTGTTCGTCCTTATAAGGATTATACATCATACCAGATAGGGGATCTGAGCTGTAGTATGTTTTAACATCTTCAATGTATTTGTTTTTATTCGTATTCCACTCATTAAACTCATAATTGTTTTTGAGGGATCCATAAATTAAACCTAATACATTGCCTATGCCAGGAACAACACTACCGACGACAAAATCATTGAGGAGATTATGAGCGGAGCGCTGTGCGAAATTGCCATACTTAACAATATCGCCAGCAAGCTCAGGAAAAGCTCCTTTGAGTTTCTTAGTTTCTCTCTCATACAATTCATCAGCTGCTTGACGATGATACCTATCTTGGTACCTAGCGTAAGCAGAATCATGTAAACGCGAGAGAGTATCGAGCTTGGAACGCGGTGTCGCTTTACCAAACTCAACAGAACTCTGAAACTTTCCGTCAGAAAGATACGGACCGGTGTAATTTTCATCACCAATATAAGGTAACGTATAATCCGGTAAATTTTCATATTTATATTTTGACATATTTTACTCCAACCACCACCATTATAAATATACAAACGCAACTATATACAAATATACAACGTGGAAATTTTACGTCGATCCAAGACGTAGCGTATGATTTTACATATCAGCGCATTCTAAACCCTTAGACTTATATCTCAAATAAGCTTGAGTTTTTAACAAGTTTAAGGTGAACAAATGCGGATGAGTTCTCCTGAAATGCTTAAACATGCGCTCAAAGAACGCAAATTTTTCGCGATCCCAACAATAGTTTATCATATGACTAGCTAATGCCATTGGAAGATCATCAATGGTAGTTCGTCTTAAATTCTCTATATGTTTAGTAAATCTTTCAGGTATGTACTGCCATATTTGGTCACGATTTTTATGGAAGGTATGGCTAAAGAATGAACAACCATCAAAGTTGTCATGTCTTTTAAAATCACTAATTTCAATGCCAAGTGCGGCTGCTGTTTCCCTGTACTTCGAAAAGTCAATTTCATTTTCGAAAGTTTGTAAAACATCATCACCTCCAGCCAGTATCAAATTTTTAGGATCCAATATCTCATCGTCAGTAAACCCTAGTCTCATTTTGACTAAAGTGTCGATGATTATTTGCGCCATACTATTACAGAAGATGGTCAACAACCAACCACTCTACATAGCTCCATCGTGCTTAGATTTATAGACTCGCCCATCTGTGCATCTATAAACAGTATCACGACTAACTTCAGATATCGAATTGCGCACATCAACCAAATATTGAGCGAATTCTTCGTCGCTCATATCATCAGGTTTAGTGGCTAATTCACATATTACATCAGCAAATATATCAAATATATAACCGAAGCAATTAAAATCCCAGTTAGTTTTATCGGACTCATATATAGCATTACCTCCAAACTGTTTAACTAAATGTTCTATGTGACCTGGCAAACTAGGAGTAAAAGCATATATGATCGGCGACTTTTTCCAATTTCTTATTGACACATCTAACATCTCTTTAAAAACAGCTTGATGCTTAATCATTTTGTGCAGCGGCAGTCCTGTGATGATACGAGGCATTTCGTTTTTAAGTTTATTAATTTTAGTAGGTTCAGCCTTTATAAAACATTTCAATTGTAATGGGCTATCCCATTCATTTAAAACGATTTGAGCTAAACCTTCTTTAGTATACTTATTAATGACATTCTCATTCAAAGGTAGACCGTCGGCTTGGTATGGTTGACCTGGACTCTTAGCGGATTTCACCATACTAGAGTCAATAATTTCGATGAACTGCTTGCAGGACCTATATCCGCTATTTGGCTCGAAGCGATTCGCACTGCAAAGCTCACTAACAAGTAAAGATACTCTTTTCTTCTCTTTAGCGGTGAGGGGCTTGCTAATTTTCTTATTTCGTTCATCGTACAATTCCAGGTGCCTTAGTACACTCACCCTCTCTGTATGGGGTGTAATGTCCGGGAATTGATATTTGGTCCCATCATAACCAAGTTTAACTAACGTTTCTGCACAGTCGGTAAGATAGGAGTTGGATTCATTTTGGCTGGCAGGAACCTTTGCGCAATGCACAGGTTTCTCTCGTTCCAATTCTATATATCCAACGTTCACATCAGCTCTTTCATCATCGTAATCAGCCCAACTCTTATCAAACTTAGGAGCGTGTCCTAATGATTTAATATCAATGTTGGTTTCATA